AAGGGGCGGGATTGGTCAGATAGGTTACGCGAGTAGCGGTAGCGAATCTTGAATAACCCTGTGTCATTCTCGCTCTTTGCTCCCTCGTTGGCGAATCGTTTGAAGAACTCGACCTTCTCTAGGTGTATCTTATGCTCTTCTGAAGGGTCTGAAATGTCTGACACACTTACTATCTCCCATTCATCGCTAACTACTTCACCTTTATCCTCTAGGTACTCTAACCATCTTTCAGCATCGCTGTCCGTAAAATCAGCATTAAATATAATCTTACTAGGAATAGTCAAGTTATCCATGATGCCAGTCTGGTCAAGTACCTTGTTTAAGGCTTGTATAACCACCCTTCTGTATGGCTCGATAACATCCCTTTCAAAAATCATGGAAGCCGTCTTAAGTTCCTCAGTAGTACCTAACTGACCCGCGGTCTTTACCCCGAATAAAGCGGGTGAGGTAACACGGTGTCCTATCATTATCTTGTCGGTGGCTTCGGTACTTAAGAATTGGTACTTCTCATCGTTATTATCACCTCCTACTATTGTCACCTCTGGAGCATCGACACCGCTATCTGAATAGAGTAGAAGTATCTTCCCCGCGTTATGCTCTCCCGCTAGTGATTTTTGCACCTCTAACTTATCCTTCATCCGTTGCTGCGGGTCTGGAATACCATTTTTGAACGCGATAGCCAGTGATGGTGTCATGCCGTTCATTATATTATTATTGTGGAATATAGCTATACGTTTGTCAATCTCTATCCAGTTAATCGCACCCATGTAATCAGGCTTCGGGTAGTAACTTGAACCAACCGCAAAAGGCTTCACGTATAAATATTGCTTTTCGCCTGTAATGCTTCTAGGATTCCACGCTTCTACTGGAATAGGCTTGTTCTTTCGCGTATCTTCCCAATCATTGCAGTAATAATATTGGTGAACATCACCAAAAGCATCGGCGATACCGCTTCTGACCTTCTCAAAAGGTACGTGGTACAAATTCTTAGGCTTCTTGTCAGCGTCATAATGCACCTCCAACACGAACCCACCTTGTAATTTGAGGTCAACGCACAACTTCTGCAAGTCATCTTCGATACCCCACTTTAGGAATTGAAGTTTAGCACGTCCATTAGCATGTACACCTTGTCCGAAGATGAGTGAGGCAATGCTTGTTACAAGGGCTGAATGTACAGGGCTTGAATAGAATAGGTTAATGAGGTACTGAGGAAATAGATTGTCCTCTCCATAGTCTACCCACCCGCTTTTCGATTCCTTAACTTCGTAGTTCTCCTCTTCGTACTTGCTTAGTGATATGCTATCAACCCTCATAGTAAATGATGTTATCTGTTATAGTAATCGTCGGGGTGAAGTAATACTCCTCTTCTGTCACAAATCGTACAACCCCTCTCTCTACCTCTCCAACGGTGTTGGTAATGTCTAAATTTGTATTCGAGTTTTGACCGTACACGAAATAGTTGTAAAGTCCAAACTGCGTAATGAGAATGTTCCCCGCTGTTGGCTCGTCTACGTTTGTAGATATAGCCATCTTCGTATAACGCTCATTCTCGGTTGTCACATCAGCAATAAAAGCGAATCGCTCACCGCTTAGTTGCTGCTCAAAAATAATCAAATAACGCGAGAAAGAGGGTAAATCTTTCACCCTCTCTCTCAACGTCATATACATTGATTGACCCGCTGTATCTGGCAGCAAGTAAATCATTAGTAGCTTGGTGTTATCGTAACAGTACCAGTTAGTGCAGACACAATCGTTGCGTTGCTCAAATCCATTCCGAATGGGGCTAAAGATTTCTCTTCCGCTGACAGGGTGAGGGTGTACCCGTTTCTGTCTGCCTTAGCCGTTCCCGTTGATGCGTCACCGCCTGTCACCTCTACACCGCCAGTCAATCCCATGATGTGCCAGTTGTCATTCACATCGCGAACGATAGCCGAACAACGTGCTTGTGCAATTCGAGCTATTTCCGCGCTGACGGCTGCTTCCATTTTCGGAGAAACAATCGTCACCACTTGGTCGAAGTACACAGTACCATTTTCTAGGTTGCTTTGAACCGTCTGAACCAGCGACCCGCTGTTACGTGTCAACTCCCACCTGTAAAAGGTAGTATCTGAATCAATGTCTGCTATTGCTCCCGCCGTTACCGCGCCATAGATAACATCCGAAAAATTACAAAGTAGTATCTCTTTGATACCGCCTATTGCGTCTTTACAGGGTAACGCCCGACCTGCTGTTAAATCACATGCCATATTTTCTAAAGATTAAAAGAAAGGGGGCTGTTAAACCCCCTCGCTTGAGTTTATGATGAGCGTCTTACAACCGCTAGGTCGTTCATGATGGCTACCTGTGTGCCTCCCACAAATCGCATAGCAACGCGCACGTTGTCATCTGCAAGAGTGAGTGATGTGTCAACTACTTTCGCCTCGTTGTAATCGCTGACAAGGTCAGTACCGAAGTGCAAGTTATCAGGCGTTGTAGCCAATAACGTGTCGTTCGGGAAACCCGCAGGTACAACGATAGGGTGACCCATGTACTGCGTCGGAAGTGGTGAAGCTACCGCAGTTGGTGATACACCTCCCGAAGTAACAATGATACCAGCCATTGCACGAAGTAATAGATACTGCGTCTTTTTAGACATATAAATAACGGTGTTAATGTTATTCATGATTGCGTCAGGCATGTCCGCTACAAGAGCATCTAAGTGTGTCAATACCCCTGTTGTGGCGTTGGCATCAGCCGTGAACGCACCAGCGGCAAGTGTCTCATGTGCTGGTGATGCGGCAACGATTCGAGACAGGATAGAGTCGAAGTTGTTTGCAATCAAACCAGTAGTACCACCATCGGTGTAGTCATACTTACCCTGCCATAGATTGTACTCAATTCCTTCTGCTACTTTCGCTGCAAGGTACATGAGTAGGAAGTCCTCGAACTTAGCAGGAACCACATCATTGATGAATCCGCTGCCCGTCGATTTGGCTTCCCAATCTGAACGGAAGTCAGCCTTACACAACTGCTCGTTAACCATGAGGTTAGTAACTGTCAACACTACTTCGTCGAGGTCTAGTGACCCAGAAGGTGCTGTGAAGTCACAAGCGGCAGCTTGGATAGTGCCACCCGATAGTTTCTTGATGACTGCTTTAAACTTTACCCCTTCATGTAGGGTAATGTATTTATTTTGTATGCTGTCCGCAGCTAGTATCGCTGGTGCGATGTACGGTAATGCCAACTCACCTGCATACGATGATGAATTGATGTCTAGTGATTTAGCCATTGTATTTAGCAAATATTGCGTGAACGCGGTCTTTTAATGGAAGTACTTTAAAGTCTACTTCTTTGACTTCACGCGCTGGGTTATTGACCCGTGCGATTTTTGTTTTTAATGCTTCGTTCTCATCTTTCAATGAGGTGATAGTCTTTTCAAAATCAACCTTCATCTTAGCGAAGTCAACTTTTTGCGTCTCAACGACTGCTGATAGTTCGGTGCGTACCGATTCAGCAATTGAAGTTAGCATGTCCGCAACATCCGCTTTGGTGTAGGTTTTCTCCATCTCTTGTGGTGCTGCAAGGGTCTCAACGACACCTTCGGTTACCACCGTCAGGACTTGACCATCAGCGAGTTTGTACTCCCCCGCTGGGAGTGGGGTTTTAGAGCCATCTTCTGCGATGACATACACGTTGACACCTTGTTCCCAAACCTCGGCATCTGTGTTAATGATTGAGCCGTCCTCTAGTATGGCTTCCATTAGCTTAACCTCTTCGGCTGCCATGTTAATTCCATACTTTTTAAACAGATCGTTCACTTTGTCTTTAATGTTCATTGTGAATGTGTTTTTTAGTATAACGTAATCGGTCTATTTTTGTGAACTTAGGAGGGCTTCTAGTTCGCTCATCATGTCCATCTTTTCGGGAGTGGTGAAGTAGGCTTCAATGGAGAACCCTTTTACCTTTCCACTCTTTATATCATTCCACACATCGTCGTTATTCACTTTTTTCGAAACGAACCAAGTTCCTATTGGTGCTTCAATTCCATAGTTTGTGGACTTATCGTTGTCAAATTCCTTAAACCAACTCTCCACGGTTACCACTCCTTCGACTGATTTCTCGTGGTTGATGGTTACGTTGTGGTGGAGGTCTTGCGTGAGATACCTTTCACCCGCTTTTCGCACCGTATCGGGTGACATGTACACGTAATACAACTCTCCCGTCTCGGTGTTTTTTCGGGCTATTGGCTTGTTTGGAATAAGGGCTGCCCCTAGAATGATTCGTTTTTCATCGATAGCCGCAAAGGTTACTTTATCCTCCGTGTTGAACGCTACAAAATCGCTTTCAATCGCGGGTGTCTCGACGAGTGATATAGCGTTGACACCTAGTTCACCGCTGTCATCCATTATTAATTCTACTATTTTCATAATGATGCTTGTTCTTGTATTTTTTGATTCGCCTGTAAATGATTATTGACGTTGCTAGGAAGTACGTATGCTTGTATCGCGTTTTGATTTGCTCCCTGTTGTAAGAAGTCAAAGTTGAATTGAGGGGTAGATGGTGCGTTCTGTGATGGTGGTTGTACACTCGCACTTCCACCTCCACCACCTCCACCAAATTGTGTCTGCTTTATCTTTAGAATTTGGGCTATTCCTAAAGCCCCAGCCGTAGCCGCTGCCACAAATCTCGAACCTGGTATTAAAGGGTTTGCATCTTTAGCGAGTGCGTCAGACACAGCGAGATAAGTGTTTGCTGATGCTGTTGCTATGGATGCTGCTTTTGCGACCTTAAACGACCGTCTAGCCCTCTCTCCTTCACCCTTTGAAAACATTTCAGTGATTTCAGAAATAGCAGAAAGCGCGTCGGTTGCCATGCTTACCTTCGCATCTCTTTCCGCTTTATCGTCTGCTTTCCTTTTCTCACTTGCCTTCTTGTTTTCCGCATCTATCTCAGCGTTGTACTTTTCGTTTATGGCTTTTAGTTCAGCGGTCCGCGCTTTCTCTAGTGATTTGGTGGAGATTTCGAATAGTTCAGCAAGGTCTAGTAGCTTGTCGTATTTATCCGCTGCCGCCATTATCTCTTTCTCCCGCTCACTGCTTGTCGCGTCGTTTACCGCTGCATTTATTTCGTCTAGTGCTTCGCTGTATGCTTTGTAGGCTTCCTCTTGTGCTGCTAGGTTTTCTTGCACCTTCGCTGCTTCCTCTGCTCGTAGTGCATTAAGTTGGTTGTAGAAGTCTTTACGAAATTCCAGCGACTGTTTTTCAATCTCATATACTTTCGCTTGGGCTTCCGCTTCTGCCCTCATGTCCTCTCTAGTGCTTTCGGATAGCGCATTGCGCTGACTAGCTAGTGATGCCTCTGTTCGTGCATTGGCTAACGTCTCATTTAGGTTCTGTCGCTCTAGTTCGAGTGCTCTCGTTAATGCTGCCTCCCTCTCGGCGAATGACTTGGTAATATCTTCCGCTATTATCCTCTCTTCGGCTATCTGTTTGTTGCGCTTGGCTTGATTTACCGTTTGTCGTATTTGGGTATCAAGTAACTTCTGCTCGATGGCTTCTAAATCACTACCTTTTTCACCTGCTTCAACTAACTTATCTATAAAGTCTTCTACTGCTTCTGCTGCTTCAACAAATGGCTTGGCTATCACCTGTGCGCTCTCGGCTATTGCTGTGCGTGTCTCGGTTATCTTGGCTTGTGTTTCGTCCAGTTGCGCTATTAGTTCAGAAGCGT